GTCCCTTGTAACACGAATATCTACGGCAGCGGGAGAAACGGAGGCACTGGTGGTATTGTCGGGAATGCAGTTACTGGAGTGACTGGCGATACTACCGTTAATGGTGGCACTGGCGGTACTAACGGTAATGGTGGCACTGGCGGTACTAACGGTAATGGTGGCACTGGCGGTACTAACGGTAATGGTGGCACTGGCGGTACTAACGGTAATGGTGGCACTGGCGGCGTCAACGGTACTAACGGCGTCAACGGCGCTACCGGTGCCACAGGCGCTACCGGTGCCACAGGCGCTACCGGTGCCACAGGCGCTACCGGTGCCACAGGCGCTACCGGTGCCACAGGCGCTACCGGTGCCACAGGACTCACTGGCGCTACAGGCCTCACTGGTGCCACAGGTGCTAATGGTATAAACGGTATCAATGGCACTAACGGCCAAGCCGGACAGAACGGGCGTGATGGCAGGGACGGTCTTATGGGGATGCTCAGTCCTACCAGAACCACTGATGGTCTGTTTGCTCAAGACCTGATGAAGATCAACCAAGACTTTACCCTGCTTCAGAACCTCCTCACCTATAGACCGGGACGTTTCTAATGACCTATCTTGATGCAATTAACAAAGTCCTTGTACGTCTGCGGGAGACGCAGGTGTCTACACCAACGGACACTGAGTACGCTACATTGATTGGTGCCTTCGTCAATGACGCTAAGATGCTGGTAGAGGCTGCATGGGACTGGGCCTGCCTTCGTACTACTAAGACGGTATCGGCTACAGTTGGTGTCACCTCCTACGTCCTGACGGGCAGTGGTGGTGACTACACGTTTATTGATGCCTACAACGACACCTCTGACAACCGCCTGGAGCTAATCACCAAGAACAGAATGAACACCTTGGTAAACCTTCAGACGCCCCCGTCAGGCCCGCCAGAGTACTTCTGCTTTAACGGCCTCGACAGCAACGGCGACCAGTCAATCTTGGTGTACCCTACTCCGGATGGTGCTTATTCTCTGAAGTTCGATATGGTTATTAGGGGTACTGAGCTATCCGCTACTGGGGACACCACTGCCCTGCCGTCTCAGCCAATCATCATGTACGCTTGGGCTATGGCAACCCGTGAGCGTGGTGAGACTGGCGGTACTGCTGCTCAGGAGATATTCTCACTGGCTGACAGGGCTTTGGCAGACGCTGTAGCTCTTGAGGCTTCCAAGTACCAAGGCGAGATTACTTGGAGAGTCGTTTAATGGCCCAGCAGCTTCAAAACATAACGATAGCTGCTCCGGGCTTCTACGGTCTCAACACCCAAGACAGTCCCGTAGACCAACAGCCTAAATTCGCCTCAGTTGCCCTAAACTGCATCATCGACCAGTACGGCAGGATAGGGGCGCGTAAGGGCTATGACTATATAACCACTACTTCCACAGGCCTCGGCTCTACCGGCACTGACGTTATCTACGAGTACACCAAGAAGGCTGACGGGACGCAGGTAACGCTGTCAGCAGGCAACAACAAGATATGGAGGGGAACTACCACGCTTGTAGACGCCACCCCAGCCAGCTACACAATTACTTCCGACAACTGGAAGACTGTAGAACTCAACGAACATGTCTACTTCTTCCAGCGTGGCTATGAGCCTTTGGTGTACTCGGAACACGATGACACCATACTTAAAATGTCTGCCCACGCTCATCATACTGGTACGCCGCCGCAGGCTAACGAAGCTCTGGCGGCTTTCGGTAAGTTGTTTGTAGCAGACTTTACTACCGATAAGCATACGGTATACTGGTCTGATACGTTGGACGGCACTAAGTGGTCTGGCGGCGCTACCGGCTCCATTGACGTAGACAACGTATGGCCGAAGGGTAATGATGAGATTGTGGCGCTTGCCCAGCACAACAACTTCCTTGTTATCTTTGGCCGCAGGAGCATCCTGATTTACTCTGGTGCCAGCTCCCCTGCCTCCATGACGCTGTCCGATGTTATTGAAGGTGTAGGCTGTATCGCCCGTGACTCCGTACAGAACACAGGCACTGACGTTATATTCCTGTCCGAAAGTGGTGTGATGAGCCTTGGTAGGGTCATTCAGGAGAAGTCCTCGCCTATGCGTGACTTGTCCAAGAATGTCAGGACTCAGCTCCTAGACTTTGTGGCTGCTGAGACTGGCAACATCCGTAGCGCCTACAACGCCAAGGAAGCCTTCTACCTGTTGAGCCTTACCAACGTAGGAATTGTGTACTGTTTCGACATGCGTGGAGTCTTGGAGGACGGTAGCGCCCGTGTTACCACATGGGACTCTATCGACCCTTTCTGTTTCCACACAAGGCGTAATGGCGATCTTCTTATAGGGCAGACTGACGGTATTGCAAAGTACACAGGCTACTTGGACGATGCCGCTACCTACAACTTTGAATATTTCACCAATCCCCTGTCCTTCGATAACCCAGCAATAGTGAAGTTCCTCAAGAAGCTGGCCGTTACCGTTGTGGCAGGTACTGACACTACTGCCCAGCTCAAGTGGGCCTACGACTACCAAGCAGACTACCGTACTCAGAGTTTCCCGTTGAACGTAGGGACTATAGCAGAGTACGGGATTGCTGAGTATGGTATTGCAGAGTTCAGTACTGGTGTCCTGGTGTCCCGTCCGTCTGTAAACACCAGCGGTGCTGGTTATGTTGTTACTATCGGGGTTACTGCTGTTATCAACGGTAACGCTATTTCCATCCAACAAATTGATGTACTTGCGTTACTAGGGAGACTTATCTAAATGAGCTGGCTTTCTGATCTTATGGGAACTGGGGCGCAAGTCGCCCTGTCCAACTATGGAGTAAATGAGGCCCGTCAAGCCGGTGTAGACATGCAGAACAGTCTCAACGCCTTGGGGACTCAACTGCGGTCTGACTTGCAGTTCAAGCCGTATACTGTCACTAGCAACCTCGGCACCAGTTCAGCAACGGCAGGCGGTACTACTTCCTCGCTGTCTCCTGAGCTTCAGCAGGCCATGCAGCAGCTCTTGCAGGGCGGTCAAGGTATGTTCAATCAGGCTACTCAGCCGATTGACCAGAGAGCTACTGCCTTGATGGGGCAGCTTGAGGCCGCTGCCGCTCCCAGCCGTGAGCGTGAGCGTCTGATGCTTGAGGAACGCCTCCTAGGCCAAGGCAGGCTTGGTGTCCAAAGTTCCATGTTTGGCGGCACACCAGAGAGCTTGGCACTGAACAAGGCCATTGAAGAACAGCGCCTCAACAATGCCATCCTTAGCCGCCAGCAGGCTATGGGCGAACAGGCACAGAACTACACCATCGGTCAGGGCATGTTCCAGAGCGCCTTCCTGCCGCAGCAGATGCAGGTACAGGCAATGGCAGGGGCTACCCCGTTTGCAGAACTGTCTACTCGCGGTCAACAGCAGGGTGCTGTATCCGCTGCCGAGCTGGCAGGGGCGGGCGCTCAGGCAAGACTTGGTGCAGAACAGCAGGCCAATGCACTGCGTCAGATTTACTTGCAGCAGGCTCTCCAAGGCCTCATGGCACCCCGCACCAACGCATCCGGCCAAGCTACTGGTGGCTTACTAAGTGAAATCTTTTCCGGCATTGGAGGTCTATTTAGATAATGGCTAACGAACTTGTACAGGGGCTTTTCCAATCGCTGTTAGCCCCGCAGCAGACGCAGCAGAACGACCCCACTGCAATCATGGCTGCTATCAACAGCCCTAACCCTATGGCGGCTGCTATGGCCTACAATCTAGGCTCTACCGGCCAAGTCACCAAAGGGCTGCTGGGACAGATTAGTGGTGGTAGGCTCTCTACAGCTACTCCGCAGGAATACATGCAGCAGGCCGTCACAGCCAGCCCAGAACTGCTCCAGACCTCCGCTGGTATGCAGCAGCTGGCTCAGATGGCACAGCAGGCAGGTGATCGTCCTACGGCGCTACGCTTGAGCCTGATGAGCCAGGAAAAGGCAGTGGAGGAGGCCGACAAAGCTAAACAGCAGGCCATAGAAGGTCGGCAGACTATGAATATCACCAACCTACAAAACACTATGGCTAATATGGCTGTGCAGCGTGGGCGTCCTGACATTGCTGATGCAGTAAAGGCGAGTACGGATGCTAAAGCCATTACAGATATGGCAAAGCCGTTGTTTGAAAATGGTGGTCAGCTCACCCCTAACCAGATTGGGTTACTTCAGAAAGACTTTACCCCTGAGAGTGTTCAGGCGTTTGCCAGAAGCCCCAATACAGTTGCGTTGGTGCCTCGCCCTGCTACACAGACTGCTCAAGAGATGACTCCTTACCAGCAAGCGCAGCTCTATAGTAAATTCACTTCAGAGAGCGTTGCAGCACACTTGAAGAATCCCACAACTCCTCTTATTCCCCTGCCCGCTCAAGGGGATGATAGGAGAAGCGCCCACGCCCAGCGCCTAGTGGAAGAAGGGCTGGTGCCGGGAACTCCTACGTTTCAGTTCCGTATGAATGAGTACAATAAGAACGCAGCTAATCTAACTGCCAAAACTTTATCCCCTATTGAGCAGGTGGCTATTCTAAACAATGAGATTCGTAACAGCAGTACCCACCAACGAACTGAAGAAGATATTGCTACGGTTAGGCGTATACAGGACACCCTGCCACTTTTGGACGGCACAAACCCACAAGCATTCACGGTAGTAAGCGCATCTATCCCCATGCTGTACCAGACCAACGCAAGAGCGGCTTCTGAGATTGATTCTTTCCGTTCCCGCAAGAGCATCACTTCCTCTATTGGGGATTGGGTGGTACTGGCCGCTGGCGATACCGCTACCAAGGAAACCAAGGACAACCTGAAAGAGCTTGTTACCATTTTGGACAAGTCGCTGACGGCGCAGTATGCTAAAGAGGTGGATAGTGTACGTAGGGGGTACACCGGAATGGTGGATCAGCAGCTATTGGATACTTGGTACTCCAATCAACTGATGGACTTTACCGCAGACACTGAATCCCTTGTGGACAGTTACTTAGAGTAATAATAATGGCCGTGACTAAAGATCAAGTATCACAAGCACTTAGAGCAGCTACCGCGAAGGCTGAAGACCCTTCCTTGTCGGATGCTGAAAGAGCTTCGCACAGGGCAGCAGCTACAAAGCTGGCTGTGACTTACCGTACCCTCAACGCTGACGGGCGCACCACGCCGCTGTCAGACGCCGTGTCCCAAGAGCGCGGGAGCTACCTTGCCGATAGGGCTAAGGTGGGATTTACCCGCTTCCTCTACAACGCAATGGAAAACTCCCCGCTGTCCACGCTCACTGATAACGTCTTTGGGGTGCAGGCAACTCCTATGGGCGCTTCCGACTTTAAAACGGATCAGGTGCGTATTGAGGAGGCTATCTCCGCTAAGGCGCAGGAATGGTTTAGTGCTGACATTGCCAACAAACCCACCGGTGCCATTGAAAGACTTGGGGGGATTGCGGTAGAGTCTGTAGCGGGCGATCCAATAATGTCTGTACTTGGTGCTAGAGGGGCGCTTGGAACTGCCTTTAACTTAGCAATGGCACCAATCCCTGCTGTTACTGGTGCGATTACCTACGATGCTGTTTCAGGGGCTGCCGAAGCTATGGGCGCTCCTCCAGAAGTACAAGACATGATCGGAAAGATAATGGCTACAGGCGTAGGCTTTGCCTCTGGCGCTGCTACAGGCACTATCATGGGAAGTTTTGACAGAGCCTCGGCAGCCCGCAGGGCGCTGAGTGACAGGAAGAAGATAGAGGCTCAAGTAGACCACGCTGCGGACTACCTAGCCTCCGGCAGTATCCGTACTGTAATTGAAGACATTGTGTCATCAGACCCTAACATTGGGGCGAAGGTGACGGCACTGCGCGACATAGCCAGCACCATTCCCAACTTTGAAGTGGCTCCTGGTATTGCGTTGTACGGAAACCCTATCGTCAGAAAGAACATGGAGACTCTACTTAAAGAATCCCCTACGTTCAGAGCTAACGTCAACGCCAACTTGGCCGACCTGAACAAGGCAGTACGTACCCGTCAAGAGCGGTTGTTCGGTTCTGCCAACCAAGATGCCATTCAGGCGGCTGTACGGGCGCAGATTGGTAACTATGGTGTCAACCTCAACAATGCCCGCAGGCGTGTAGAGAACATTGACTCAGCTATTGATAACGTGTTGAACCGTGTACGCACCTCCGCAGAGCCTGTTGATATTGGGCAGGCAGCTACCCGGTTGATTGACGCCAAAGAGGCGGCGGTAAGGACTGAAGTAGGAACTGAGTACGAAAGGCTTTTGAACACTTACTCCGCTAAAGGCGTTACGTTCCCTTCTGAAAGCGTGGGCAACCTGTGGGGGCTTGTCAATGGTGCGTTGGACGCCAAGTTGTTTACACCATTCCCCACTCTGGTGGATACAGTAAACGCCTTGCTCCGTCCCACAGAAGCCCCTATCACTCCAGCACCCTTCAGCATGTCAGGAGCCTTGTCTGGAGTACGTCCTCCGCAGCAGTCTACTACTCCGCAGTTCAGGGAACTTAGTTTGGAGCAACTCGACAGCCTGAAACAGGAACTGAACAAGGCAAGGAGGCGTGCTTATGGGCAGAACACCGCCCCACTGCTGGAACAAATGAAGGAGAGCCTGAATGCCGAGATTGACAAGATGCCCGAGTTTGGGCCTGCTTATCGTGCTAACGATAGGTCATATTATGAACGCTTGGGGCTTCCTATGGATAGTGCTGGCCTTGCCCAGCTTGATACCCTGAAGTTTGCAGAGACTGTTGGAACCTATCTGGCAAAGCCTGAGCGAGCTATTGACTTCATCAACTTCGCTGGTGAAGCGGGCATCCCCTTGGTGAGGGACAGTATCCTCATTCGCCTACGCTCCAAAGCGTTTTCCACTGATGGGTCTTTCAAGCCTGACGGGTACGCCAAGTTCGTCAACGAAAACCGTAAGTTGATTGATACAGTTCCTGGTATGCGGCAAGAACTCCAAGATATAGGCGGCTCTGTGCGCCAGATGGACGCGATTCGGGACAGGCTGGACACTGCACATAATGAGTATGCCGCCGTGCAGGCAGATAATCTGCTCAAGGCTACGGAGAACAGGGGGCTTAAAGCAGCAGTAAACGACATGTTGGTGTCCCCTAAAAAGTTAGACCAGTACCTGAAGACTGTAGGGAACCTTGACGCAGATGGAGCTAGGGTAGTTCGTCAGGGTGTTCGCTCCAGCCTGATGAACAGGGCGTTTGACTCAGGGAATGCCAAAGACTTCATTGAGACTAATGCTGCTGTATATAACAAGTGGTTCGGCAAAACGTACTCCAAGGACATCCAAGCCCTTGCAAACGCCTCTGACATTCTCCGCTCTATTGACACTGACAGCATGTCGTTTGCCTTTAGCTTTAAGGAGACTGACCCGCTCCAGCGCACCACGGGAACGTCTGCCCCGCAGGTTGGTAGCCTTATGCGCGACAGGATTTCCAGCATAGCGCACAAGGGGTCTATCTTGTTTAGCCGCTGGTTCACCCAGAAGACGGCGGGTAAGCGAGATGCTGACATGATGCGCCTGCTCCTTGACCCGAAGGCGCTGGGGCAGATTGCTGCTAAGGTTAATGGCACTGGCGGCACGGTAAACCCTCAAGAGGTGCTGAAAGAGGTGTCCAAGTTTGTTAGTGCAGGACAGCTCCGGAACATCTCCATTATACAGGAAGCAGCCGAGAGGGCCGCAGCAACTCCGATGCCCCAGTAACCCACAAACAAAAGCCCCCTTACGGAGGCTCTAAAGTACTGCTTAGGCCCCTTCATCCTCTACGGGTGTTGGGGCTTCTTTTTGTCTGTTGTTATTGCTTGTGTTCTTCCTTCAGCTTGTTCAAGT